GCAATCATACCAGGACCAGATAGTTTGAATGTAATTGAATCAGTAATTGACTCAAGAATATCGGCTTTAGAGGCGCCGTATGCCTGCAACTCCCACGCTAAATCACTCATTATGTATTCTCCATGAATATTGCACTATAAACTGACTCACGAACAGCGGTATCACTTGCTTCGTGTAGACCACGAACGGTAGAGATATCTTCTAGAATTTCGATAACTTCACCAACCGACCAACCAAGTTCTTTCGCAGCAATCACAACACCACCGACTACTTGATTACCGTAGTCTGTAAACATTCCGTAATTCATCATGTTCTCCATTATCTAAACACAATCAAAGCCAACAGAACACTATTGAAAAAGAAACCAACAGCATTACTTATTATGTATAACCTATCGTTTCTGCCTATCGCACGAATCAAAAACAAAAACAAACCAGCCCACACCATCAAAACCATACTAAGAGGAGGAAGTCTATCGTTATACCCTAGAATCACACCCAAACTAGTAGGAAGAGTAGCAGCATGAATCAACACCATACCAACCCAGCCACACAACTCACTTATATCAAATCTGTCAACAATATTTCTCATTTCTTATCTCTCTTTCACATCACATTGATATAGTATCAAAGAGCGGTAAGATTGTCAAGCATTATCTGCTAGGTGCCTGCCTTTTTCTCCACAATGATTTCTTTTTGGCAACTTTTTGTTCCATTTTAGTAACTTTCTTGTTGTTTATTTGATAACATTTGCTTGCCTGAGTAGCCGGACTTGGTCATCAGGTGTCACAAAGATTCTGGCACGAAAAACACAGCCACCTGTTGTCATATCATTCTGTTTTGTAAACTCAACACACTTTGACCGCATCATTTCCTCAGCCAATTGACGTACCAGTTCCTTTTTTATCATCTCTTCAGTATCAATGGTAGCAGTCGCAGCTAATATGTCATGTGACGAAATTATTTTTTGTGCTTGAATGCATTTGCCTTGAATTGTTTCCAGAGGCGTTACTGATACATTATTGTGTACAGCACTAATTGAATGTGTACTATCTTTAATCCAAAGATCATTTACATTTATACCTGTAATGCCCGTAAATGTGCCAGAATTACTCATTACAATAATCCCTCTTTAGTTTGTGGTGGTGACAATGGCTCTGCATCAGACTTTCGATATTCGTAGATAGGTTCATCGGGTACGGTATAAGGAAAAGTTACAGGCACACGACTATCTCTGCTTGTATAGTATGATTTGAATTGCTCACCAGTTTCTTCATCACGAAGCCATTCCCAAAATACTTTCCCATCAATATCATAAACTTCTCCGGTGTCACCCTCTTTGAAGATTGAACTGCATCGTTTGTTTTGAAAATGAGGATAGCCACTTATTCGTGTTACTTCTGTCCATTCATCATCTTCACCCGTCAATGGTGACAACGGCTTGAAGTTCAATAGTTTTTTGAGGCATTGTAATGCATAGTTGCCAGAGAAACCAGAATGTCCTTCATCTGCAAACTCTTTGACCATGTGCAGCAAATGCTTTCGCATCATGCCATTCATGTCACCATCATCGGTCATACCAATGCGGTCTAATTCATTTTCAGCATAAGATACTAGGCTCAATTGTATTCTCCTTTTTCATTTTTCATTGCCGGTTTTCTACGCAATAAACGCCACACTTTATATTGCCATGAATACCATGTGTGACGAATGCCTACGATAATTCTAAGATAGGGAAGAATAGCCCCAACATAAATGCCATTATGTGGATCAATCTCAGCATCAACTCCGATGGCGAAATGTTCCATAGTCCAACAGTGTAACAAGAGCCAGTGTAGATGCCAATTGTTTGCATTGTATTCATCACCAGGACGATACTGAAAACGGGGAACAAGAGGACAAGCATCATTACACCATAATTTATGTAAGGGATAGTATTCCCACCAATATTTTTCTCTCTTTGCTTTTGCTTCACTCATAATATATTCTCCGTTAGTGTTTGGTCCGGCGTACAGGAATCGAACCCATATTCACGGTGTAGAAGACCGTTGTATTATCCATTATACGAACGCCAGTTGTTTGGTGGGCCCCCTCGGACTTGAACCGAGACAGTACAAATTATGAGTTTGCTGCAATAACCAATTATGCTAAAGGCCCATTGTTTGGTACGAGCGGAGGGACTTGAACCCTCAATCCCGAAGGCGGCAGATTTTAAGTCTGCTGTGTATACCGTTCCACCACACTCGCATTATTACTTTTCATCTTTCTCAATATCGTTCAATAGATATTTTGCAGTCGTATCAATTACTTCTTGCGACCACATCTCTTCACCATCCAATAGTGGTATATCGTATTCTGGTGCCATCCACGGCTTATTTGTATTTGCCTTCAAAGTATTCATTTGCTTTTATCTTTGCCTCTTCCATTGTTTCTGCTAGAACTTTTACCCATGCTTTATCTCCTGCAATATTCATATCGTATGGTACTTCACCATAGAATTGAAAGTCATCTGGTACGCTTACTTCAACTTCGTATTCTGTTAGATGTTTGATTCGATTCATAATCGCATTGAATTCATCCTGCACCATGATTTGATTCTCCATATTTTGTATAAACCAACCTCTTCACTTCATCTGCTCTTTGTTTAGAGTTTCTTGCACCCATAACAACATACACTTGATAATGTTTTTCGTTGTTGATTGTTTTCTCAACCATAATTGCTACGCAAAATCCAGCTGGGTTTGTATAGCCAGTTTTACTTACTTGTACACCATCAACTTGTGATAGAATCAATCGATTGGTGTTACTGAGTACAACTTTTCTCTGTTTCTTTTTACTTTGTGTGAAAATGTATGCTTCTTTTTTTGTTGATATCTCTCTGATCTCATGATAAAGAGCCGCTGCCATAACCATTATCGTAATATCACGTGCAGTGCTTACATTCTTACTACTCAGACCAGATGGATCATCAAAATGTGTATCTTTCATTCCTAAACTTTTAGCACGTATATTCATTTCGTTTAGAAATGCTTCACGACCACCAGGATAATCATGTGCAAACGATTCTGCTGCACCATTATCGCTTTTCACCAATAATGCATGAAACAACTCCTCACGTGTATATTCACGCAATGGTAAATGTGAGCCAGATTTTCTGCTCAACATTATCTTATGGTCCATATTGTCATCATAATCCAATGCGACCATTGCAGTCATCAACTTAGTAATACTAGCTAATGCACGAATCTCTTCGGCATTTGTTGCACATAAAACTTTACTCTCAGTTACATCAGTAATCATTACAGATACATTTCTCTGAGGGATATTATAGACTGCGTGTTTTTTATACCTATTCTTTGCTTCCGCAGATGCAAAAACCAAAAAGAACAGAATGCCAAATACAACAATCCACTCAACAATAGTAAAATGTTTATATGGTCTATTGTCTTTCATTGTGTGAATATTGTAAAGAAGGTTGGTAAAAGAACAACAAGAAACAAAAGCAAAACATAAGCTAAAATTTGTTTGTATACTAAGTCCATATCTGTCTCCTTGACAGTGGACTCTACAAATTATCTTAGTCCACTGACTGCTTTGTTGATGGCGGTTTCATAACTCTCACATAATTCACGATAATATTGTGCTTCATTCCATGCATGGAAAAGGTGAAACTTGGTTTCTTCAAGTAACGAAAGAATCGCCACTTGTTTTTCTGGATTGCCTCTTTTGATTAGACCTATCAAAATATCTAACTTATCAATAACGGTAATGCTTTCAATTTCATCATCATGCATTTCGTCATCGTCATCAATCATTTTTCGCCCTTTTCAAGCAAAGTGATTGCGTCTTTTGTATATCTAATTTCTTTATTGAGGGCATCTCTTGCTTCATGTAACTCCATAAGTTTAGCCCGAAGTCTATCTAGTTCAATAGATTTTTCGGGTTTATATTTCGGCGTAAATGTATATATGTCAGCCATATTCAAATTATAGACTGTAAGAACTACATTGTCAATATCTATTTATTACCACTTTTCTGCTCTTTCCCACGTTTCATCATACTCTGCTGCGTAATCGGTAACGTCAGGGATATCTACCGCATAATCTTCCATTTCGGTTTTTTGCCACTCTTCACCTCTTCGTATTGCTGAAGTTATTTCGGCAGATTTGGCTCTTGTTGCCGCACCCTCGGGTGTTTGATGATATTCAATGAGTTTTTTGCGCCTAATAGCTTTGTCTTCATCCGAATGCTCACGTACATTTGCACATGACATTGAACAGTAAGGACCACGTTTCTTGTGTGTAGTACCGCAACGTGGGCAAGACTTTTCTTTAGGCATTAGAAGTCATCTTTTACTTTGGGTTGTAATTTTTCTTCAATGAACTGGCAGAGAAGATGTCCCAAAATCAAATGCATTTCTTGAATATGTGGCGTTGATGTGGAAGGAATTGCAATGTAGTAATCGGAATGTTGGTGCATGTATCGTGTCTTCATGCCAGTGAATGAAATGTTTACTACACCATTTTCTTTACCATATTCCATTGCATTTAGAATGTTTTTTGATAGACCCGATGTTGATAGATAGACTGCCACATCACCAGGTTTAGATAACGCTTGAAGCTGGCGTGAGAATACATGTTCATAACCCATATCATTTGCGATTGCTGTCATCACCGAAGTATCAGTATTCAATGCAATTGCTGCATATGGCTCACTTTGTTTCAAAAAGTAAGAAACCAATTCACCAGCTAAGTGTTGTGCTTCTGCTGCTGAACCACCATTGCCCATGAAGAATATTTTATTACCATTCTGAAGTGCATTCACACATGCATTTGCTGCTGCGACTAATTCGTCCATTGGTTTTGGTATCTCAGTCGTTGCAAACATCTGCGTTTTGTTTTCAATAAGGGCGCTTATCAGATTTTTTGTGTCTGCCAAAGACTTTATCATAACTAATTTATCCATAATTTATGCCGATTGAAAGATTGATTGAGAATCACATGCGGTGATGAAATTTATAAACTGAACTGCGTCTTGTTCATCTTCATAATAACGTATAATAGTTTGACATGTGTACGTTGATACAACAGTCAATAATATGTAATGATCACGGTAGGTGGAAAACTTCATCCACCAACCGTTCTTTACTACTGGTTGCCAGAATTTAGTCTTGTGTTCAATATCAAGACTTAGTTCCTTTATTTTCTGAGACTGACTCTGACTTGATGATTTTTTTCGCATCTTCCGCTACATTTTGATTGAAGTTTAGTGCTTTCTTCGTATATGTAGTAAAGTTCTTTTCTGTAATATCATCAATGAAGTTTAGAGTATTATCTACTAAACTCTTGTTGAAGTCAACAGTTTTGATGGCAATTGTTTCAGATTTGCGCTGAATATCATTCCAGGTATAGAATGTGGGGAATTGTGGTTGATTTAAAAACATTGTAATTTCCTTTTTTGGTTGAACTCTTTGATAAGCTGTTCTACATCGGCAGGTGATTTCGGATCTCTTGAGGCGATGTAATACTCAATCTCCGTGATTTGAGGTTTTGTAAACCACTCAACTAACTTTTTGAACAAAAAAATACCCTCCTATAAAATTGGACAGTCCCATTAGGCACCGTCAATTCTATTTATGTGCGGTTGCAGCATTTTTACGGGTAAAGTTTTTGTTGGCGACTGATCGGTATCTACACTCACGCAAGTGCCTTCTAACTGCTTGACATTTCCTTTATTTTTCTTGGCCATAAATCGTATCTTTTTTTTCTGCTCTTGCAAAGATTCTCTACACTGGTTTTCTTCCAAAAAGTGTGTGGTTTGTTGCATGAATACACAATTAGAATTGATACAAATCCATAATATGGGAACAAAGATATTCATTTTATTTTTCCAATCAAGTGTGCTTTTGTAATTTTACATGTTACCCACGAATTATAATAATCTTCAGACAAAAGGGCATCTCTAACAAATATCTCTTTTGTTTCCCAATATGAACACTCCGATTTAGTTTTACACAATTTCAATATAGTTCTTCTGAAATTATGTGGTCCCAACTCCGTTACTTCTCTTTTAAGTGTTTCGTTGGAACCGTAATAGGTTTCCCAGTCACTAGCTTTTCTGATTTTTTTTCTTTTGCCGTTGACTTGACGGTAACCAGCTTTACTAAAGTATTTGCGTCCAATGTATTTTTTACCTGTGATTAGATTTTCTATTAGATACACAAATCCAAAAGATGTGCCATCGTCATCAAATGGCACACCATCATAGTACCATGTCATAGAGGCTCTTCATCTTCATCATCATGGAGGTCTTCATCATTGAAATCATCTTCATCAAGGATCAAATATTCACCACAAAATGGACAAAAGTTTGGATCAGTTTCGGTGTGCATTTCATCATATGATATACCAAATTCTGAACCACACGCGGAGCAAGTGTGATTGATGTGCATGATTAGTTACACCATGATTGTTTTGCTTCACCAAAGTATTCACGTGCAAATCCATTTGCAATGAGCAAACCACGAAGACTTTGGTTATCTAAAATAATATCTCCTAATACACGACCACCAAACTTATCCCAGTCATAAAGTACAACTTGACGTTTGACAGATTTTGCAACCAGATTCGTTGTAAACTTTGATGCTAATTTACCACGCTCATCTTCTTGTGGACATTTAGCACGAAAACCTTTTTCTGGTGTATCTACACCGTAGATACGAACTGCAAGTTCTGGCTTCAATGGTGCAGGTAGAAATGGTGCTGCGATAACAATAGTGTCACCATCACTTACACGCAAAATTTGTGCATCATACATTACACCCTGTGGAGTTTTTGCTGATACTGGTAAAAATAAACAAAGGAATAAAAAACCTACTATAGCATAAAATTTTTTCATACGATTTCTCCTGAACATACTTTCAAATACATCTGATTTCTTGCCGTTCCCGGCGTTTCAACTTCAGAGACATATTCGTTTGGTTGAATTGGTTGAATTACTTGTATATTGCTGTCTTCTTTTACATATACTTGGCGTAACAACATGAATGCTTTTCTTGAGCAACTCATAACACCCATTGTATATATCTTGTGTGTGGGTTCATTGAATGCAGAGTATGTGTACGGCGTGTCAAATTCAATATATGAATGAACTATAAAATTATCGTTGTCCAGCATATGAATTTTTTTGCTGACTAAAAAATCATATGTGTATTCATGCATCAAAAATTCCCAATCGGAATCATTGTGAATTACTTTGTTATCTTTGAAATTCAGTTCAAAACGTTCATTTTGAGCAAAAGCAGAAAAAGATAACAACATTACCATGACAAGTGCTAATAAATGTTTCATGGTGCCTCCCTATATTAGGCAGTAAACATTTATTTAGAGTAATAAAAAAGCCCCTTTCGGGGCTTCTTTAGAAACTTAGCTGACTTCTGAACATGATTGCTTTATCACCATTCACACGACTACCTGATGATCCAACCAAAGAATCAAATTTGGTATCAACATAATTTAGCATAAAACGTAGATTATCAGTACAGAACCAAGTAATACCATAAGTCATTGCTGTGGCACGATTTGCTTTACCTGTAGCAACACTAATGTCACTTGCATCAAACTCACTTGCACGAACACTTACTTGCCATGCACCACGACCATTTTTGTCTACAGGATTATTTGGTTTGATCCAACCGAATACGCCATCTTTATATGAATGTGATTCGCCTGTCAAATTGTAAACAGCTTGTACATAATAGCCTTTGATTTCTTGATTGCTACCTGTTTCAGGTTCATATTTGAAATTGAAATACTCACCCTGTAGCTTGAGTCCATCATAAGCAAAAGCGGCTTCAAGACCCTGGCGTGTTCTTGTTGTTGCACCACTCAATGCTGAACCAGTGAACCAACCACTCTGCATACGTGATTCAGTTCTGCCACTAACAGGTATTACACCACTCTTGATTTCACCAGTGCTATATGCTGCACCCAAATGTGCTGTGTATGCTTTGCTGCCTGTGAGTTCAGCAATGTTTGTAGTCACACGACCAATGTAATCAAATCCATCAAACTCGGCACTTTTATTGCTTTTACCTCTACTTGCAGCAATCGCATAAGTCAAGCCGGGTTTTGGAATACCATGTAACATAAAACCAGTTTCTTTAGCTGGAATTAATTCACTGTCGTTCTGACCCACAAGACTACGCTCCATAAAATCAAGGTTGTTAGAACTAGTCATTTGTTCCAAACTGAATGGCATTTTGAACAGACCAAATTGAAACTGCATTTCAGGATTGGCTGCGTAGTTGACCCACATCTCATCTGCGGTACTTGATGTTGAACTAAATCCGTCACTAGCACCAAAGTTGGCAAGTAATTGATATTTGAAGTCTTTAGCAAATTGTCCTCTTACTCCAAATCTTGCTCGTCTTGCTTCAGCGGTGTTCTGATACGCATCCGTGGTTTGACTTACGCCATAATCTGGTGTGTAATGACGATAGTCCATATGTAAACGACCCGTAAGCTGTATGGTATTATTTCCGTCTTTGGATTTGAGTCCAATTCCGTTTTCCATGACTGAACCATCATTTGCTCTTGCTTGTCTATATTTGACTGAATCGCTAACATCTTTATCAATTCTTTGCTCTGCAAACTTTTTGTTTTCTTCTTTCTCTTCATATGCTTTGAGTTTAGTTTCGTATTCTTGCTGAGTAATAATATTTTTCTCTCTCAGAAGATTCAGTGTGTCTTTATACTCATCAGCATATGCTGGAATTACTGCTGCTAGTGCAACTACGATAGAAAGTTTTTTGAATAATTTCATGATTTATCCTTATTTCCAAATTGTTGTATTATCAGGACCACGGAAATCTTTCTTCCAATTTTCCTGAACTAATTTAATTACATCGGCTGGCATGTGAACATATTCCAATTCTGTTGACATTTGACCACCATTCTTATATGACCAATCAAAGAATTTGAGAATTGCACGACCTGTTAGTGCATCTGCTTGTTGTTTGTGCATCAGGATAAAACTTGCACCAGTTGCTGGCCAAGCATCTTTGCCTGTCTGCCATGTGAGTAACAAATACATGCCTGGTGCATTGTTCCAGTCAGCATTTGCTGCTGCTGCTTTGAATGTAGAATCATCAGGTAATACAAAAACACCATCACGATTCTTCAATTGTGCAAATGCAATTTTGTTTCTCTTTGCAAATGCATACTCAACATATCCAAATGCGCCTTTGATTCTCTGCACTTGTGCTGCAACGCCCTCATTGCCTTTACCACCTACACCAACAGGCCATTTGACTGCTGTGCCTTCACCGACAGTTTTTGCAAACTCTGCGTTTGCTTTACCCAAGAAATTTGTCCAGATAAATGTAGTGCCCGAACCATCTGCACGATGAATTACAGTGATTGCTAATGCTGGAAGATTAACACCAGGATTCAAATCAGTAATTGCTTTGTCGTTCCATTTTGTGATTTTACCCATATGAATGTTTGCAATAACTTCTGGTGTCAACTTCAATTGACCTGGTGCTACACCGTCAAGATTGAAAACTGGCACGACACCACCAATGATTGCTGGAAATTGAACAAGACCTTCTTTGTCCAATTCTTCTTTTTTCAGTGGCATATCACTTGCACCAAAGTCTACTGTTTTTGCTTTGATTTGTTTGATGCCACCACCAGAACCAATTGATTGATAATTTAGACCAATGCCAGTTTGTGCTTTGTATGCTTCAGCCCACTTTGCATAGATTGGAAATGGAAAGGTCGCACCAGCGCCAGTGAGTTCTGCTGCTGATACGACCGAAGATACTGCTAATAGAATAGATGCTAAAAACTGCTTCATATTATCTCCTATGGTTAGACTACTAAAACATTTCAATTGCAACGGAATTGTAACAATTGAGAATTTTTTTTAATAGTCCGACCACAAAAGATAATCAGACTTTATATTTAGTATTATGCGGCTTTACCCCATACAGTTTCCCAATTACCAGACAACGCACCCTTTGAATAATCTGTAGCACGATTCTCAAAGAAATTGGTGTGTGTTGGTGCATTGATCATCTCTTCAACCCACGGCAATGGATTCTTTTTGACTTTGAATACACCCTTCAGTCCCAAAGAAATCAAACGACGATCAGCAATATAACGAATATAAGTCTTTACATCTTCTGACGATAGACCACTGATACCACCCATATTGAATGCAAGATCAATAAATTTATCTTCTAGTTCTACCATTCTTTCTGCAATAGTATAGATTCTTGATTTGAGATCATCATTCCAAATTTCTTTATTCTCTTCGATATATGAACGGAACAATTTGATCATAGACTCAGCATGTTGTGTTTCATCAACGATTGACCAAGTAATGATTTGTCCCATACCTTTCATTTTGCCTTGTCTTGCGAAGTTAAGTAACATGATAAAGGAACTGAATAATTGCATTCCTTCGGTGAAAGCACTAAAAACTGCAATATGAGTAGCAGTAGAAGCAGCATCACCATTCTGTGAACTAATATCACGTACATAATCATGTTTTTCACGCATAGCTTCATATTCCATAAACTCCGAATAAGTGGTATCTGGCATACCTAATGTTTCAATCAAATGTGAATACGCTGCAATATGTAATGCTTCACGTGCAGCAAAACCCAACAACATCATACGAACTTCTGGTTGTGGAAAATATGGCAAATAGTTTTTGACATAACCACCAGCAACATCAATATCACCCTGTGTAAAGAAACGAAAAATGTGTGTCAGAAAGTTTTTTTCTTCTTGTGTTAGTTTATTTTTCCAATCTTTCACATCTTCAAGCATCGGAACTTCAGTATGAAGCCAGTGACTTTGTTCGTGTTGAAGCCATCTCTCATACGCCCATGGATATGCAAAGGGTTTGAAAGATGTTCGTTCATCGGTCAATCTTGACTGCTGCTTTTTAATCATTATAGATCCACTCCTTTAGTTCTCTTGATGTTTTATTTCCGATTATTCTTTTTACTTCTATGTTTTCATTTAGCATAACAAGAGTTGGTACACTACGCACACCATATTCTGTTGCAACGTCTGGATGAATGTCAATATCTATTACCTCAACAGGATATTTTGCATCAACTTCTGCCAGATTCGCTGCTAGTGATTTACAAGGACCACACCATGATGCTGTGAATCTAAGTATTCGTTTCATCTTCCTTGTCCTCTATATGGCTTGAAAGTTCTTTTCTCATTCTTATTCATAGTGCCAGTTCTAATCAACCCACCTTGCTTCGTCCTTTTTTCGACCGACTTGTGTGCGTTGGTTGAATCTCCTCTTTGCTTTGCCATATTGTCTCCTTTGTATTATTACTACTTCCTTCTGTTTCTTCAATAACCACCATCATAACTAAAAACCCAACTAAACATAAAACAATAGCTACTGGATCACCAATTGATATTGAATACGTCATGAGTATCCAGAAAACGATGATGTTTATGAATAGTTTCATTTTATTCTTTCTCGTACATTACGGTGTCTGTGTCACCTAATGCCCATTTTGGATTTTGTTCAACAACATATTTTTTTGTACATACTTTGAAGTCAGGAAACTTTAGCTGCTTTGGATTACTTGCTGCATCTAAGAATAAACAACGATTGTTTGGCTGTGCAGCATATTGACCGTTATCTAATTCAATAAAATTAAAACTCTTATGGTCTTCTGGCCATTCTGCATAGCTTGTGTCTATAACATTCAAATCTGGTGCAGAGTGATCAACTGTGAACAAATAATTGCCCTGATAGAATTGTTTATCTTTAGCATAAAACTTTGCTGATAAGTTTCTCAGAAAAGATTTTTGAATTACAGTAAAATCATAACTAAAACAATCCCAAATTTGCAAAGTATCTAAAGATAAAAACTTCTTAGGATCAAGATTCTCTGTGCGTGATACAAACGCATGGAGAGGTAGTTTGTCATAAAGTGCGCCATAGTTTGGTAAGTATGCCTCTATTCTAAATGCTTGACCACGAATACTCTTAATTGATATCCATATGCAAGGTTCATATTCTCCGTGACCTTTTTGAAAGTCATAAAGAAACTCTTTACGAATATAACAGTGTACTGGTGGTATATTTGCTACTAAGTGTGCCATTTTTTCTCATGTAAGTGAAATTTCATTCCGACGTATGTGCCACAAAATGCTCCTAGTATTGCAGGTATAATCATCATGTTATTGCTGGTATAATTGATGATTGCTACACCACCAAGAAATGTTATCAGTGCTGCCCATATGCTTGATGCAAGAGGTTTGTCATTTTGAACCGATTTGAGTAATTGTGTGTATACGATATCAGTAACAAACATGCTCAAGAATGTAAATATATATGCCCACATTTTATTTTTTCGGCTCACAAGTTCTTGTTCGTTGAATTGTACCGTCTTCTTTGCGTTCTTCTTTCCATTCAGAACAAACTTGTGTTTCTGTTTTCTCGGGCATAATTTTATCAACTGTCCAGTTTGCACCCATCCAACCTAATGCTGAAAAAAAGCCCCACACCAATATTTCACCTATCATATTATTTCTCCAGCATTCTATCAACAAATTCTTTTAGTAATTTATGGTGTTGATTATTGTTCCAATGTCTGTGCAAATAAGGTTTGCTATACCAATATTCTTCTGCTTCTAAATGTGGACCAATCAAACCTATGTTACCTTGTATTACTGCTGCTGCATCACCGTTTGCATATCTTGCGATAACTTCATAGTATTCTGGATTTCCGACAAATGCAGGTCCATCGTAAAAGAAGAATCTGTCTGTTTTGCCGTTCCAGTTACATTCCACTGCTTTTGAGTATGATCGTCTTGTGCAGGTGTTTGGTCGTCTGATGTATTGGACTGTTTGCATTCCGTACAAAAGATTAAAATAATCAGGCCCAGCCCAGTAGGCACCCATACAGATACCAAGATATCTTCCACCATTTTTGATGTAGTTGGTGATAAGATGCCCATGAGACCTAAAGTATGTGTCATAAGAATCACTATCACCGACCCCCCCAGGGAAACATACGAGGTCCACAGAATCAAAAAAGTCGTCTTCAATTTCATGTTTAGTAAATAATTTATATGTGTAATCTGAACCAAGTGCTTTGATTACGCCATTGCACGACTGTACTGAGCATTTAGGATGTTGAACAAACAAAGCAATTGTTTTGCTCATGATTCACGCATTATCCTTCACACGCAATACAAACGTCTTCATTCACCAATTGCTTCAAATCAATCTCTTGTATAATCTCACGTTCAATCTTTTTAGATACCTTATCTGCTTTAGCAAGTTTCTCACTACGGCAGTAGTATAACGTTTTGAGTCCTTGTTTCCATGCTTGAAAATGAACTGCATGAAGATACTTGATGTTTACATCAGGTCTAAAAAAGAGGTTAATGGATTGCGCCTGGTCAATGTAATTTTGTCTGTTAGCTGCGTGGTCCACAACCCATCGTTGGTCAATCTCCATACTAGTTTTGTAGACATCTTTGGTCCATTCATCCAAGAATTCCAAATGCTGGACGGAACCGTCGTTTGCAATGATACTTGACCAGATTTCATTATAATCCAATGATTTGTCTGCATCACATTTCTCCTTGATAATTTTATCCAAGAATTTATTTTTGTTCAGATACGCTCCAGAAAGAGTATCTTGTCTATAGGCATTTGCACGATAAGGCTCAACAGAAGGGCTAGTATTACCCATGATAATACTGCTAGAAGCATTAGGAGCAATGGCCATAAGATGACTGAAACGGTATCCGAACCCTCTAGTATCTGGCGCTTCACCGCGTTCTGAACCCAACTGCAAATTCGCTTCATCTAATTTCTCTCTAATATGTTTGAATATTTTATTGTTTGCGCTTGTTGCTAACGCCGACTCAAATGGTATGTTATTTTTTTGTAGATAAGCATGGAAACCAAGAGCCCCCACACCAATGCTGCGCTCTTGGATAGCAGAGAACCTGGCTCTGCTGATAGCATCAGGAGCATTGTCAATAAAGTGCTGAAGTACGTTATCAAGCATCTCCGCCATGTCCCGAAGAAAAAGTTTGTCATCTTTCCATTCATCATAATACTCCAAATTGACAGACGAAAGACAACATACTGCTGTTCTCTCTTTGTCTGTAGGTAAAATAATCTCACTGCATAGATTTGATTGTTTGATGCTCAGACCTTTTTTCTTTTGAAACTCTGGCATCATTTTGTTACTTGTATCAATAAAGTGAATGTATGGTTCACCAGTCAACATTCTTGTTTCAAGAATACGCTGCCACAATTCACGTGCGCTTACTTTCTCTCTCACTTCTCCGCTGTGTGGGTCTTTCAGTTCCCATGTGTCATCAGCATTATGGTCTTCCATGCATGTTTGAATTATTTGCATGAATTCATCTGTAATGTTGATTCCATGGTGTAAATTCAAACAGCGCATATTCTGGTCGCCAGTTGGCTTACGCATCTCTAAGAAAATAAGGATGTCTGGATGACTAATATCTAAGTAAGCGGCATAGCTGCCACGGCGTGTACGACCTTGACGATAAGCCAAACTACTAGCATCGTAAGTCCTAAGATGAGGCATAATACCAACAGACTTATCGTCTGCACTACGAATTCCAAGTCCGATTCCAACTCCACCTCCTAACATTGATAACCAATTTACTTCTGCCAGCGTATTGACAAGACCTTCTGCACTATCGTCAAGATAAGGAAGGAAACAAGATATAGGAAGGCCACGCTTGCTACGGCCAAAAGATAAGATAGGAGTAGAATAAGAAAGCCAATGCCTACTACTGTAATCATAAAGCCTCTGAGCATGATCAACATCACTAGCAAAGGCAGCAGAAACAAATGCAAATCTTTCTTGAGGACTTGATTCAGTCTCTCGCATGTATGATTCTTTGAGTCTTTTGATTCCGAGTTCATCAAATAATTTATCTCTCTCTAGGTCTATTTTAACACTGCTGACATCTACCATTTTCTCTCCGTTATTATTGTTCTAGTGCTGCTACTACATTTGGAAATTTATCTGCGATAATATTCCAACATTCTTTTGCTACTTCCATGTGTTCTTTTTGTGTGCCATTTGCCATACGCAATTGACAGTAGTGGATCCATGAACGAAGACTTCCATTCATGTACATGCGTGACTGTGTGTTTCCTTCGGGTAGAACTGCACGTGCTTGTTCTTTTGCAATACCATTCTCAATTGCCCATTCATATGCATACTTTGCCTCTGAAATCACATTCATCTGTTTGATCATCCACTCAGAGCGCAATTCACTGTCTTCTGTTTCAATACTGTTCTGACGATTCTTTGTATCTTGTAGTCTTGCTTCACGTAAATCAAATCCTAAATCTTTTGTAGGGTCAGCGTATCGTTGACTGAATTCTTGGAAGGAAAAACTCCTATGCCGCAAAATCTGTCTTGCGATATCTCTTGTTGTACTTATTTCCATAACAACGTTGACCATTTCAAATGGTGACCAATGTTGATTTTTGATAAGATAGCGAATAAGTTTCTCATCACCTCGTGTCATATCTTGATTACTAGGATTTGACACACGTGCCATATACACAATCATATCTTCAGCAGAATTGTGGCCCGCAAATGGTGCTGTTACACCAATCAATTTCACTTTCATAATTTCTTCCAAAATGTAAATTTAGCTATTGCTTCCAAACCATAAAATGTATTACTATCTATAATATCTTGAATCTCACTGGCTGAAAATCCATTCAATATCATCTCATTGATATCTTTGCCCTCTATACCATCAGGCCAAATTACGACATTATGATTTGATTTGATTGCATTTTCAATCAACTTGCAGACTTCTTTATTACGTGGTTCATTATCAAATATCAAAGTAATTTCTTTTGCTTGAATATTTTTCACCGTTAGAGCAAGATTTGCATCACCACTTGCTACACAATTATTCAAAAACAAAGAATCAAGTGGACCTTCAACAAGATAAACACGTTTTGTTAGGTCAACTCTATCTGTGCCAAAGATTAGTTTGTTTGTTGATTCATTTGTACGCAACGTAACATAGCGTAGTGTGCGGTCGCTTGTCTCTAATGCACGACCAGATACTGCAATCAGTTCATTCTGATAATTGAAGTATGGAATGACCAATCGTGCATCTTCAACTAATTCTTTTCCGTGATCAGGAATGAGTGCATCACAAAATGCTTTGTAGTTTGAAGTGAACAACAACTTATCATAATGTTCTTTAGGTATGAGTCTGTTTTCTACGTAGTTTAGACAAAAATGTCCACTTGGTAGATCGTTGAGCCATAACCCATGTTCAAATATACTGCGCTTTTTGATGTGACCAAATTTGGGTGGGTTGGTGATGATTCTTGGTGGTGGACTACTCGTTCTGTGATACGTATTGGAGGTTGCTCCTGATTTGTATTTCTCAAATACGTATTCATCATGTATTGTTGGGTCAATGTGTTTGAGGAAATTGGCGACATTTGTTCCTACTCCGCAGTTATGACAACGATAGAAGAGATCATTGCCCTTGGCATACATGTAGCCTCGGGCTTTGAGTGAGTTTGTTTTGGAATCACCACAATATGGGCATGAGAAATTCCAAAGATTATCATTCTTCTGCTTGAAGTTACGCAAGCGGGAAGAAACAAGTCTTATATATTTTGTGTCAGTATAGAGTGCCATGTAATCATTATATCAATACTCCTCAACGAAGTCAATCAATTTAGTAACTTTGCCAAAAACTCTAATTTGACGTTTGCAATAATCCATGCAAATACAACTACACCACCGGCAATCATCCAACGCCACTGAAGCATAGACTTCATGTCATCATCTTCTTTTTGATTGTGTTCGGTAATGTGATCACGCAAAGATTTTATTTCATCCATAATTCTACGCTCGGTAAGTTCAATCTTATCGGAAAGATTCCTATCAGTCGTAGTAATTCGTGAATGAAGTTCTTTGATATCGCTCACGGTATCTTCTTTTCTTTTGTCCATATCTTTGTAAATTTGATTGACCATGATCGTGTTATTGTCCGCAAGCTTTTCAATAACACGATCCATCTTTTCACAAAGATCGGCAATAGTGTTTACCTTTTCTTTGAGAACACCAACTTCTACTTTGAGTGCTACTTCTCCGTCCATCTTACTTCTTCTCAGGAATCTTTGTGCCTTCTAACTTCTTGTGAACTTTGATAGTTTTGCACACTTCTTTTTCTTTTTTAGTTTTGTTGTCATACTCTTTGACACACACTTTCTTTTCTTCAGCAGCAAATGCTCCTTTTGAAAGTGGCGCAAAAAGCAGTGCTAGAATCATTGATGCCAATGCAATTTCTTTTTTCATTTCTTTTCCTTTGAGACAAATTTTTCGGATGCGGTAAAACCTAATCCACCCAGCACAACGTACATTATAGCATCAAGAGTTTGTGGATTCAATTTCTTTTCAAAAAACAATTCGGCAATTACGCCAGTAGCAAGCAACAAGAACGCAAGAAAGGTAATTAGTCTCTTGCTGCTTGGATTACTTTCACCTTCACCAGATAGTGTTTTGGTTAGAAAGTTTATCATTTTTCTGGATGCTCAGGTTGTGCTGGTGCTGGTTTGCCACCAAAGCCAGATACTTCTGCCGCAACAAATGATGCCACTGGCTCAAACGCTGTTGATGCTACTGAACCAAATCCTCCACTTAGGCCAACTGGTACCGAAGCTGATACTGAAGATACGGGTGGTGGTGGCGGTGGTGTGTAAGGTTTGTTTGCAGCATCAAGTGCTTTTGCTCTCAATTCTTTGTCATCACCCGCTAACATAATACCCGACAATGTACCAGTCAAGAATGTAGCAATAGGAATAATCAGTTCAAAGAATTTGTTATCAACAGGACTCATACCATTCATTGGCTGAGTAACAAAAATAAGACTATACAACACAACAAAAACAATACCAAATAAAGTGAGCCCTAGAATAACACCAATGAAAAACTTCAGTCGTGCCATCAACTCATCGTTTGTATATCTTGGTCCTTCCCATAAATCTTTAATCATTTGCATTCTCCTTTACTTGGAACTTGTGGTAATTGCATTGGCTGAACAGGCTGACCGTTTTTATTCTTCTCGTAATGTGTCAAATCTTCAGGGCAAGTTCCGTTTGCACTACAATATGGTTTTTTACATTCTTTTTTGTCCCAATTCTCTGGGTCTTGGCATGGATAACGATAGTGTTCTCCACATGATGCTAGGAGAAACACTATCAACAGTGATAGATATTTCATCAGTGAACTCCTAGAACATGAAGAGCATGAGCATAATGTTTTTTGCGATCTTCAAGTCCTATCGTACCACCATTGATTCTCTTTGTCATTGTAAGAATGTCGCCTGTATCTGCATATTGATTCAGTTTATTTGTTTCCCAGAACCAACATGCTGACTGTGCAGCACCCTCAAATGTTTGTGTATACTCTGCTGCTTCTTCTGGTGTAATTTCTAGTGATGCAGCAAACCATGTATAATTTGTTTTACCAGTAAGTTGAATTAGACCACGACCACGGTATTTGTAACCATCGCCTGATGCTTCGTTGCCGTTACCCATGCGATCAGCATAGATTTTGTTTGCAATCTTTTCTGGTTTCTTTTCATATGCTTTTGCAGTAGCCATATCTTTGAAGTATTTTGGAAATACTTTCATTAGGCTTTCTGCTTTGTAGTTTAGATTCTCTGTGAGAAAAATAAAACCACCAGATTCGTGAGCGCATTGTGCAATGAACGCTGCGATTCTTTGTGGTGTATTGATTTCGTAATCCGGCAGTAATTGACTTAATGCTTTATGCCACTGGTCAACATAGGGATTTTTTGGAAGCAATTCTTTTAATTGTTGTTTTGTCAGTTCCATACTTTTCCTTTATTATTTTACACTTTCAAAAATCTTCTTTTGTTTCACATGCCACTCATTCCATTCTTCAACTTTGATAGCACACTCATGATACAGTGTGTAATTCTCAACTACAGTTTTATGTAAATCTACAATAGATACTGGATCGGTTTCTACTTTTTTCAAAGACGGACATTTTTCAGTCAAAGATTTAGGCGCATCTGGAAACTTTGCAACTACAGGCACTGTAGTTGAACAACCAGATAACAGCGCAATCAATAAAAATGCATATAATTTCATTTTATCTCTGCCGCTTTGTTATGTTCTTCAATGATGATTCTAGGTACAGGGCAATTCTTCAGAGCATCTTGTAATTCTTTTTGTTTGACTTCAAATGATGCTCTTTCTTCTGCGCTCATATCTTTTACAATCTCAACTGTTTTACCTTCAACAAGTCGGTTGATATACTCAATCCGAATTTTACCTTTTTCACGAACAACTTTTGTTTTCTCAACTACTCTTGTTTCAATGTGTTCGTTTGCTTCTTTTGCTTGTGCTTCTGCTTGTCTTACTTTTACTTCCAATGCTTCTACTCTTTCACGCCATTCTTTTTCTACACTGAAACCACCTTTCCAGTATAAACCAACGCAGAATAAAGCAATTGAAACGTATTTGATAATATTCGCATGTGTACCAACAACTGGTAATTTGCTACCGAAAAAACCTAGTACAATGCCAACAATGCTGCCGATAAGTACAGCATTGATGATAAATTCTAAAAATCCTGTTGGCAGAAAACTAAGAAGCCACATTAGACTTTCTCTTTATAAAAGAAATGAATGTTGCAGCCTTGCGTTTCTTCACACCAGGTTCACCCTGTGGACCAACGCCGAGTCCTGCTACGGCACCACCGCCTACAGCGTTTACTGGTGCATCTTCTTCTTTAACGCTCTTTGCATTTTTGTCCCAGTATTCTGGTCCAAAACCACACTCGTTGCGTTTTTCCATCTTTCTACAAGCTGGACAGTATTTTGATTCGTTATTTTTCATAGTAGTTTATTTATATACCGTATATTGACTTTACCGCATTATAATTCTGAGTTATCTCAGCACCAGATAATGCTTTGTTATACACCCGCATCTGATAGAATACTGGTCCCAAGTCTGCATTGTTCATTGTATCCCCAAAACCTGTACCGTCATTAAATGCAAATCTTGACCCAAATTGAAATCCACCTGTCGCAAAGAGTGTTTGATTAACAATAGTATCAGTTGTTCCAATCTGTGAACCATTTAAAAATAGACTAGCTTGTGTGCCATTGATAACGAAAATCCATTGTCTTATAGCATTACTATCGGTTATGGTTACTGTGGTTTCACTATTAGGAATACCATAACTTATATCTGTTGAACCAGGCATATATGCTAGGTATCCTCCGCTATCATTATAAATTTCATTACCCCAAATAGCTCCCCAAAATGATGTTGGATTAAACGATGCAACCACTTCAACTGTTACAGTGCTTGAAGCAATATTGTAAGGAACACTAATATAATCCGTACCATTTATATCCACATTGTTTAGTCTTATACCACCACCATTGATTGACACATACGATGGAGAACCTTGTAGCGTTGCGTTTCTTCCGTTACCACTAGAATCAGTCCATGTAGTTCCAGATGATGGTGCAACATCCAAGTTGAATTGCAATCCCGAAGTTACAATCGCATTTCCACTGCCTCCAGCACCGATGTCAATATTGATACCACCACCAATTGTAATGCCTGGTCCAATGATCATTTTAGTTTTCTTAATTCTTCTGCGATTTTCATATCAATCAATATATTAGAAGAAACAATATCTTTGCCTCTTATTCCTTTTACACGATTTGGCATGATATTGAGAAAAAGTAAAAATGTTTTGAGAGCAGAATAATCTTTTTCACTCATACTAAAAAATAACAATCTGCTAGTCGCTTCTGGACCAAACAGATTGTTTAGCGTTACAATATGATTTAGTATCAACCTCTCACGAATTTCTTCTTTTTTATGATACCGATGAAAAAGTCGTTTCAGATAATTCAACTTTTTCATATCTTCGTCAAACTCACTCATGATACAGTTAGGCTTATCGTAAGCTTTTGCTGCATACAACATCATATTATCTTCAGTTAAATTTTCAAATGACATAATAAATGCGGCTAACCGAAGTTAGCCGCTACTTTCATTTAAGCGTCAGGCGCAATTGCGTCATCGGATGCATCACCAGTCATTGAACCCATAGCAACCAGCGTTTCAAATGTTGTACGACCATTACGGCCGCCCATTGTGAAAGTGAATGCTGTGTTACCAAACGTATTTGCTGTTGGTGTGCCAGTATACAAACCAGCGTTTGTAACTGTAACTGCTGTGACTCTACCAGTAGCAGCCGTTGTTACAGAGACTTGTGCTGAGGTGTTGTTTGTACCACCGCCAGACAATATAAGTGTATATGTACATGCTGATGCTGCTGGACCAACTGCGTCTGTGTTTGCTGAAACTGATACAACAGGACCTGAACCTTTAGTACGTGCTACCCAACCAGCATGTGTTGGTGAACCGTCAGTAATGAGTCCTTCTTCTGTTGTGTCAATACCGAATACACCAAACTCTACGTTAGTTCTTGTTGCACTCATGTAAGTATTTGAAAATACTGACGTAGTTTCTGAGTTGGCTAGACTTTCACCAGTAGTTGATGTGTCATAACCTGTCAAACCCGAAAAGTTTGGAGCATTGTTAGATGCGTCTACATTTCCCCAAAGTGGCATTTTTTTCTCCTATAAATCTATTTGATTGTTTATTTATGTTATTAGTTCTTTTGAATTTCACTTGAGATTTCGGGATCTTTTTGAAACTTGTCCGATGCCTCTTCTTGTGCATTCTTTTTATCTTTCACGAGGTCTCTCACGATTCTTGCTTTGCGTGATTCTGGCTTCTCAGTTTCCTCAGAAACAGACTTCCATCCACCTCCTTTAGATTTGTACCATTTAGCTGCCCAGCCATTTGCATATGCTGATGGATATACGTCAAACTTGGATTTAGCCATTGATTTTGCTTTAGACCAAAGTTCTGGATTAGTTGGCTTGTTTTCTTCATCTAAGTATTCAACTTCTTCTGAAGTTGGCTTTTTGCCCATCAAACGAACAGTCGCATTTGCCATACCACTTACATCTTTTTGTGAAGGAACGCCTGGCTTGTTTGTCTTTTTTAGAAGATATGATTTCAGTGTGTCTTTTTTCAACTCATCTAACTGTTCAACTTCTTCTTTCTTCATCTTTGCTTTAGCTTCTTTTTCTTTAGCCATTAAAGCACGGACTTGTCCAAGTTTATCTTGATCATTAGGTGTCAACTTTTTTTCTTTACGCTTTTCCTGAGAAGCTGCCCAAGCTGCATCAGATTCTTGAATCTCCGCTTCTTCTTTGACATGACCATACTTTTTCTTGTACCAGTCAGGCATACCACTCTTTTGACGGAAGTAACGTACTGTTGCTGAATCATTTGCTTGGTCACGATATTTGTTTTCTGCTCGGGTACTATGACCCTTCATTGCTTCAGCGGCAGCGTGTGCATCTTTAGCAATACCAATCAATTCTTCATTAGATTTCTTGTGATAATCATGACCCTCTAATGGATGGCGTTGTGAAGGACGACCTTCTTCAAGTGTATCTTCATCCATACGTCCATTCTTTGCAAGTCTTTCTTTACGTCTTTGTGCTGCAAAGTCTGCACCCTGTGGTTGTTTGTCTTTACCGTGTTTCTTTTTCAAGTATTTGTCCACTTTACGTGCATATTCATCTTTCACTTCTTCATTCAACTCACCACGCAGATAGTTTGCTGCTGTTGAAATATAATCTTCAGCAAGTGTAATCTTTGATTGCACCCACTCTGGTAGATTCGTATTTTCTTCCATCAAATCCATCATGTCTTCAGCGTTGAAAACAAGTGAACGAAGTTGTGACATTGCCATATCGCCTTCGTAATCATACTCACGTGGATCTTTTGCTTCTCTTATCGGTGTTACTATCGTAGGAGATTTATATGGTTTTTTGACTGGACCCGACACAAATTTTCCTTTCTGTTGTAATTGTTCATCAATCTCGGCTTCTTCAGAAACTCTTGATGCTTTGAGAATACCACGAATGAGTGGTGCTTTCAATTGTTTATGACGAGGAACAGCGATGTGTTCTTTTGATTTTGGATGTGCGTAAACATCGTGACCACCGCCAGTACGTTTCAATGCCCAACCAGCCTTCTTTAGGTGGGCATGAACATCACGTGTTTTCATACTTGATTCTGGCATCTCATCAAGCATCTCAACATCTTCTTTTCTTAGATCATCAATCTCTTTCTGCTTTTGTGCAGCAAGTTTTTTGTAATGCTCTGGATCAGGTAATCCAGATTTCTTACGTAACTCTTGATGCTTGCGATATAATTTCTCAGCCGCCGTTTCGGGCGGCATCTTGAAATTGACTTTGATTTTGCCAGGCATAATTAGTCCTTTTTCGCCATTTTGGTAGCCGTTGCATACATTACTTCTTTTGCACGTTCACCATAACGTTCTTTGAAACCAGAAAGTTTCTTCTTCATACCTTTTACATAGTCTTCTTTCTTTTCAGCTTCACCTTTTGTCAGTGTACGCTCATCAAGTTCAACTTCTTCTTTTTTCATTTGAGCAATATTTTTTGTGATACTTTTCTTCAAACTTTTTACTTCAGATTTTTTTGGTGTGCCATATCTGGATAACATCTGACGACTTCTTAACAAATCTTCTTTACCCGTATCTGCTGTATTTTCAATACCGCCATGTGGACCATCTTTACGATAACCTGTGTTGTGAGCAATGCTGGATGTTCTCCATTTTGCTCTTTCGTCAAGTTGCTCTTCATCAAGTTCAACTTCTTCTGGCATTGCTTTTACACCCATTGTTTTACCAGCTGCAACTTTAGGTTGTTTCTTTTTGCCTTCAAAGCTTGCTTGCTGATCTTTGAATTCTTTTGTGAATTCATCGTTGGTCACTTCTTCTTCAACTGTAGTTTCAACGTAGCCATTGATTTTATCGCCATCAATAACTTGAATAGTTGTGCCGTCAATGTCCATCTCTTCAGTTTCAATTGGTGCTAAAACTTTTAGACCATGTTCATTGTATAGTTCAAGCATTTCTGTAAATGACAGTTGTTCATTGACACGTGTTGAACGCTTGTAGTTTTGACGAGCGCCATAACCTGTAGACTTCTTTTGTGTATCTTCTGCACTGTCATCATCTTTGTAGTCACGCTTATGCACAAGACCAGTCGCAGTTTTTGTTACTGAACCATGTTCTGTTTTTCCAGCAGCCATACGTTTCTTTGCATCTGCTACAGTTGGAAATGCTTCGTTGAGTTCAACTTCTTCATTTGTTTTCTTACCATAGTAATTGTCTTTGTACATGCGTGATGTTGCTTTACGCAAACCTTTCTCACGATTTTTATCACCAAGTGCTTTGTTGACATAGCTGCTCAGTGTTTTTCTGCCAGCTGGTGTATCACCAACTTCATCAAGTTGCTCAATATCTTCTTTCATGCCTTTTTTAGCACGTAGAAGTTTGAAGTCATGAGCATCAGCTTTGCCATTTTTGTTGGCATCAATCTTATGCTGATTACCTTTCAACTGCTCATCCATAATCTTTGCTGCTGCTTCTGCTACACCTTTCAGTGCTTTGTCGTTAAAAATTGACATTTGAATCTCCTATTAGTTTTTGTTATCTTGTGATTTCTTCCCAGTCCATAGAACCATATATGTCGGCACCGTTGGTACTTGCCGAAGCGACTAATGATAGTTCATATGCTGTGTTTGCAAAACTATTTCTTTCTAATTGAAACTTGAATAATGCTTCTTTGAGAATATCAACCGGTGATATACTTTGAGTGGTTGCACCCGTAAATCCAGATGCTAATATTCTACCACCAGTAACTGATCCACCGTCAAGTTTGTATTCTACAGCAGAGTTATCTCCAGCAGACACCCATGTTCCGCCGCCAGCTGTGTTTGCATTTGCTCTTACTTGCCAATTATAATATGCATTATTCGTTATACCTAAAATTGATAGTGCGGTTAGAATAACAATCGCATCTAAACGATTTTGTTTCAGTCGTATCGAAACAACTGGATAATATGTTCCCGCTGTTGGTAAATCAACTGGCGCAGTAATTGTTGTTCCTACTGCCTGTTGCGTACCATATAATTCATAACCACCTTCAGATATTACAGTAGAGCAAATCTGACTCAGTGTTGAATTACTTGCCGTCACACCGGTATTTTTTATCTCCAGTCTTAGTGGCAATGATGCCGTTGTCATGTAAGGCAAGGTAATTTTATTTTCATGATGAAACGTATGAGCAGGTAACATTTTTCCGTCAACAACAAAACCGCAACGAACATCACCAACACCTAGCCATTCAATATCAATCCAAAAAATATTTGCTTTGCCTATATCTAGTGCAGTGCGCTCATAACCAAATTGTGATGAGTAACCTGTACCATCAAACTTATCAACATTCCAATTTGATTGTGCCACTCTTGTTTCTGTTACTGTACTTGAAGTGTTTGTTCTTACCACAAGATAATTTGTATTACCGTCATTCTCTAAGTAAATGCCGTTGCTTTGTCCAAAATAACCGACTCTTTGACGAACATTTGCTTTTGGTTGACTAAATGCAACTGAATTCATGATCAATAATGATTTACCTGGTTGGTATGAAAACACTTTAGTTGTCTCACGAATGACTTCTGCATTTGCTGTTGTGCCAACAGTCATGTCAATTGTACTTTGATTTTCTACGAATGTATGTGAACTATTACTTGCTGTGTTTGATGTTACCCATAAACCGTTATCATTAAATCTATGTGAACTCTCAAAAAGTGTAAATGGTAGAGCAGTACGTAAACGACCGAATGCATCTGTCAATGAGTTAGATGGTGTAAGACGATCAGACAACATATTCACTTCATACCGAGTGAATACTTGTCCTGAATCTATCTTGTTTAGATCGGTCCTAAACTGTGCCATTTAGCAGTTCCACTTTCTCAATGATTTATTAATACGTGAATCTGGATCATTCGCAGTCTTTGCTGAAGTTAATCTTTTCTTCATGCCGCCCATTCTGGCGCAAAATGACTTACGGCGCTTTGCTGCTTTAGAATCTGGATCTAATTTAGATGGCTTTGTTGTAACAGCCATTGAAAGTTTTGAACCAGGATTCTCACGACGATATGATTCAATACCTTTTCTATTCAAACCACCTGATTCAGATTGACCTTCTTTACGTGTCCAAGCACCATCTTCATCAAGATGTTCAACTTCTTCACTTGCTCTAATTGATTTGATTTGAGCATCAGTTGGTGCGCCTTCTGCACCGGGTTTTCTCATGCGTTCACCTCGTGCTTTCTTTGCACGAATGTTTGCCCAAAGACCCGGTCCTTTTTCATCTAGTTCTTCAACTTCTTCTTTGACACATGAGCCGGGCGTATATGGCTTTTTACCTGGCACTGGTTTATAACCAGACCAACATTGACCTGCTTCATCTAAAAATTTGTTAAACGATTTCATATGAAGTTTCTCTTCTTAAACGTTAAAAGTGATATGCCCTTTTTCTTCAACTCATCTTCTTTTTGATCACCAATGCTTGCTGTCGTTTCATCACCAGTGAGTTCACTGATATTCTTTGGCACAACTTGTGTTGCTTTGCCCTTCTTACTTAGCTTCTCACCCATATCACGTGCAGGTGATTCACCAGCTGCTGCCATAGAAATGCCGGGCTCTATGCCTTTGTCGATTGATTCTTCGATTTTCTTTTGGAAGCCCTCTTTGATGGACGAGAGACTGATTGTTCTTCTTTCTTCGGCAACGGGCTTGTCAAGTCTTGGTTTGTCTTTTTCTCTTGAACTGGTTCCGACTTTTCCAAGTTGTTTTGCTGACGGCGTGGAACTATTCTGTCCATAAGCTGCTTCAATTGCATTATTAGTTGGTGAAAAATCTTCATTTATATCCTCTTTTATTTTAATAACATACTTACTTCCTACTTTGTGAACTATGCCACCATTTACGTGTGCTTCTTTTGCTGCTGATGCTCTTAGCAAGAATGTTCTTGGTTTGCCGTGTCTATCAGACAGTAACTTTTGTTTCTTTGTTTGAGTTTCTTCAAACTGTTTACCAATAAGTTTTGTACCAGAAACGTGTTGAATCATTTTCCATGCTTCTTTGTGATTCTTATTTGCAAGATGTTCTTTGAATTTTTTCTTTTGATCTGGTGTTGCTTTCTGATGAAACTTCATCACTTCCATCATACCAATGTTACCTTCATATGCAGCTTCGCTTATTTTGCCCTTACCAAAACTTGATACGTTGATTGGCTCACCTTTACGTTCTGGATTTGGATCATGACGGCGTTTAGTTGCAACAGCAGACGCACGTTCTTTTTTGCTCAATGAAGCACGTTTTTCATTAGACATGCATTTTGGTTTTGCTTCACCTGGTTCTCTTGCACATGGACCAATTGCTTCACCTTTGCTATTGATACGTTTCCAACCACCTTCTGGATGTTTAGGATCAAACCAATTGCGTAAGTCTTCTTTGATAAGTGGCATACCCAAACGAAGGAGATTGTATGCACCCGGATCCGACATTGTGTTTACTTCTTCTTGCTCAGTCATCTCTTCATCATCTGTACGAAGGAGACGGAATGTTTTAGAAACTTCTTCTGCTGTATCACCAGTAATTGTAACTGTCACTGCTTCTGATATAAAGTTTTCAAACTTGTCGTTGATACTTTCATTTTTTGTTTTAGGAAGTTTGGACTTAGACTGAATGTCTTTTAGTTTTTCTTTTTGTTTGCCCTTCAATTGAAATTCTTTGGTGCTTGCTGAACCAGAACCCATTACAGGCAAATCTGGTGTTTCTTTTTGTTTCTTTTGAATTTCAACCAGTTTACCATGTACCGAACGATGTGTTACTTTACCATCTTTACCATAACGTCCAAATCCATAGTATTCAAGTCCTAGTTTGTTTCCTTCTTCTTGATGACCAGCATCTGCATGTGGTCGTGCATCTTTGACAACTGGTGCAGTATCTTTATTTCCTAACTCGTTTGCAATCCATTGCTTTGACTGATCATTCTTAGGTGCAGCGCCAACAAATTTTTGTATGTCTTTGAAGATGCCCTGCATTTCTTTATTTTTTGCATCAACAACTTCGGGTGGCGCTGAACGTAAGTCTTCTGAATTATCAAACTCAACGTAGTTATCACCAAATATTTTTGCATGTTCAACACGTGATGCTTGAACTGCATCCCATTTTTCTTTACGAATATCTTCAGGAACAGTACGACCACCACG